ATGCAATTATCTTAGAACCATTCTCCAGTTCCAAGTTTCCCTTGTTCCACTCAACAATACCCTGTTGTAAAAACTTTGGTAGATGTTGATAAGCTGTTTGTAATCTTCCAAGCAACTCTCTTGATGTAGATGCTTTGTTGGCCAACATACCAACTATCTTTGTCTTGTTAAATAATATATAATGTAAAATATAACCAAGACTTGTTACAGACTTACCAGATTGTCTAGCACTCTTTACAATAACATATCTATTATTATCTATAATATTAATTAAATCTTCTTGATAATCATAAAGGTCAAAAGGCACCAATCCCTTATCAACATGAATAACTTGAACATAATTTTTAAGAAAATATACAATACTATCACGACACTTTACATATTCTTGAACTTCATGTTTAGTAAATTGTTCAGGAACATTAGTTGGCTTTAATAACTGATTACCTAAGTATGAATCATTTCTATTATCTTTTGCCATTATTTTTTCTTCTCAAGTAATAAGTCTTGCAGTTCTTTTGTACTTCCAATGAACAAAGAATTATTTACAGTATGAGGGTCTTTAACATCTTTCTCAATTTCTTTCTTTGTTTTCTGTAATTGCAAAAGTTCTTTTGTCGTATCAGATAAATTTCTAATCAACATGGCAGTTACTTCATATGCTCGTGCTGACTCTGATTCTTTTGCAACAGCTAACAATTCATCAAGGGCATCATTGCCTTTAGTAATTAAATTATGATATTGATCTCTTGAAAAATCATAATCAGAAGTTAAATCTGTTTCAGTCATTTCAACATCAGGTGTTTTTTTATTTTTTTTGTTTCCAACTGGTATCAAGTCACCTGTCACATCTAATACTTTATTTAATTTCTCAACAGTTGTTTTCTTCATATAGTTATCCTATTTTTAAGGTCGTGCATCATAGTAAGTTTTAGAAAGTTCTCCATATAGCGATGCTTCTGTTTCGTTTACTTTTCTACATTTTATATAAGTTTTTTGAGCTGGTGTAGCTCCGGGTGGATCAAAAGTTCTTATACCACTTGCATCTGAACCATTTGCCCGTGATAAATGCATTGATGCTGGATATGTATTAGCCGTTGTTGCGGCATCATCATATTGCCATCCTGCAAAACCAGTTACAACTGATTTAGTAATAGTTACCCATGCCATGTTTATTACTCCGTTATGGTTGTTGTGTATCCGTAATCATCATCAAGGTCGGCCGTCAACGGATTTGGTTTAACTTCTGTATTACTTAACTTGGTTGTTGATGCAGTTGCATTATATTTATTAACATCAACTGTTCTAATAATACCCATATCAGATGTAGGACCGTAAAGAAATCCCTGCACCACAAAAGATAATGTATGTATCAAAGCCCGTCTTGTCATATAATCACCTTCGTAACTATCTTCAGTTGATAAACCAGTAAATATAATTGGTATATCTCTTTTAATTCCTAATGCACTCATTTCATTCATTGTTACATGATATTCTGGTGTGAAGTATGGTAAAATCTGTTCAAGTATTTGTGTACCATCATCAGAGTTTTTAACCATAACACTTAATGTAAAATCAAAATTATAGGGTACTGGATTATATACAGAAGCAAATACAGATGTATTAACATCTAAATTAGCAGTTGCTGATGCATTTGCACCTCCACCACCAGTAATTTTAATAGTTGGTGTGGATGTATAACCACTCCCCCCTGTTAAACCAGTAAAACCAGTTACAGCTCCATCAAGAATAGTAGCTGTTGCAGTAGCCTGAGTTGTTGCACCACCACCAGAAAATTTAACTACTGGTATAGATGTATAACCACTACCACCAACAACAAGATTTATACCTTCAACTGTTCCAAGAGATTTAATTGCTTTATGTCGTTTCGTTGTCTGCAACTTTCTTGCAGGATCATAAGTAATACTTGTAAACTCAAAAGACATTCGTGGTAATGTAATTCCTACTTTACCTTTACTTATATCAGTTGCCTGTCGTAATCGTACTAAATACTTTTCAGAAGGTCCGTAAGCTATAGGAACTTTAAATTCTTCTTGTACTACTCCAGCAGAAGTAACTCGTCGCACACTAATATCATTAAATACTGTACCAAATAGAATAACAATATTTCGTATATTTTTATTATAAAAATAAGTACCAAACATTAAGTTACCTCACCAAATGGATTTGATTCAGAGAAATCCAAAATTGAATCGCCATCTGTTTCAAATTCTAAATTATCGGCAAACGGAGTTGTTGGTAATGCTTGGTCATCATAAGAAGTTAATGTCCATATAGCACCACTTGTATCACCAGTAATAGATTGTCCTGCAACAAATGTTCCAGAAGTATCATTAGCTCTTAATGTTCTGGATGCGGCAGTCCAACTAACAACAGTACCTTGTGCCGTAGCAGCTGCTAAACTTGATCCTTGATAAATTATTTCATCAGTGCTAAATGTTCCACTACCACCAGCAGTCATAACAAAATCAATTGAAGCAGATTGTTCTCTTTCAATATCATCTATAGCAGTAATACCAGTTTCTAATTGCTCCTCACTATACTGATACAACTCACAAGTAATATCAAAACTATAATTTTTTCCAGCTTGATAAAATGGTTGTTCGTGTTCAACAAACTTAATTTCAAACAATCCCTTACTCATTGGTAAGAAAACTAAATCACCTTCCAATGGTTTTACCATATCTGTTGCAAGTTCAAATCTATCTTTGTGAACTGTGAAGATAACTTCATCACGAACATCCAAACCAAACTTACTAACCAAATCACCTTCACCACCAAAACCTTCGGTTCCTTTAAGATACATTTCTATTTCATAAGCAGTAGAAAACTTAGACAATACATCTTCATCGAGCAACACATCTTCTTTAACTAAAGTTCTTGGAATATAATACACATTCATTCCGTGTACTTTTATTACTTCACTAGTTAAGGAGTTTATTAATTCTTGTTCTGCGTTAGATTGTACATTATTGAAATATAAATTAGTTGCCATTAGCCTATAAACCCATCAGGTGGAAGTTCCCATTTAAGATTCATTTCTTCTTCTATCTTTGTAATTTCATCCACAGCTTCATCATAGATTGTTTTACCATTGAGTGTAACACCACCCGGAAGTTGCACACCTTCAAATTTCTTTAAGTTCTCTCCCCATTGTCTTTTAATTAATGCAGTACAATATTTTTTAAGAAATATATCATTATATATTTCTGGATATTGTGTCGGATCTAAAACACGATACGCTTCAATAATAAGCCAATCACCAACAGTAAATTTCTTTGCCCAATCCGTTTCAACATATAATTTATCTTGTTTACGATTAAAGAGAACTGTAGGTTGAACAGTAAATAAATGATCTACCATTGAAAAGTTTTGTAATGACATCTGCCAATTAATCATTGATGAACCAGAAAATGTATTTAAATCATTTAAACGTAATTGAAATTCTTCATTAAAGAAACCAGTTTGAAATGCATTAAAATTAGCAATTGGTAAAACTCTACGAACACTAATAACAGGACCTCCTACTGGGTCAGTAGGGTCACTCATAGGAATCCATCCATTGTCAATATCAGTTTGTGTTACTGCGTGTTTAAGAAAAACTTTCTCCACACCATCAAAATGATATTCAGCAAAAAATTCAAGTGCGTCATTTACTCTATCATCACATTGTTCGTCATCCACATTAATTTCAATAACAGGATGGCCTAATCGTCTTAGACAATAATCTTTTAAAAGTGTTCTTGATGTAATTGATGAATCTGGATATGCCATAGTTAAACCTTTGAAGTTATCTTGTTGTATTGTTACTCATGAACATAAAGTTGTTTTTATTAATCTCCAGACATACTAGCCATGATATGAACAGCTTGGAACAGATCGCCAAAGTCAACAGCATTCCCAGGTGTAGCGATTGTGAAATAGTCCATTACATTTAAGTTATTACCACCATTAGCTGGGTATCTACCACCACCAGATACACCTCTAGTACCATTTCCACAAGAATTACTTGAGTAAACCTCATTTGTAAGATCACCGAAGTCTGTGGCATTACCGGGTGTAGCTATAGTTACATAATCTATTATATCCGATATATTAGGTCCTGATGCAGTTCCACCTCCCACAAATAATGCTCTAGTAAGACTTTCACATGTTCCCATACCAACATAACCTCTACCTACTGTTAAATCCCCGAAGTCGGTAGCGTTTCCGGGTGTAGCGATTGTTATATAATCTATTATATTTGAATAACTTCCACCACCACCAGCAAAAAGACCTCTAGTTTCGCCATTTGCTCCATATGTATCCCCACTTGTTGTCCTATCTCCGAAGTCGGTAGCGTTTCCTGTAGTCGCTACTGTTACATAATCAATTACATTAGCACTACCATCAGGAGCAAACACCCCTCTAATTCCGTTAC